CTCCGTCAAATACAGTTGTATTTAATACTGTGTCTGCCATGTTTTGTCCTCCTTTTAAAGAGCGCCTGCATTACCAGGCGCCCCGAGTTAATTATTAATTACGATGCAAATGCAAATGCACCAGTAGTAGCGTCTGCTGCGCCACCCATTCTAGATGCAATGTGCCATGTTCCTTTTTCATAACAGATAAAAGCAATCATGCTTCCTGTTGTGAATAAGTTTGTAGCTGCGTTTGCTGGTGTGAAAACTAACTGTGTTTCACCTGCAGTTGAAATATCAAAATCAACTTCAGATGAAGCTCTTGATTCAATTACTGAACCAGTAGCCCAAACATCAGAACCTGCTGCATCAAAAGTTAATGTAGCTGTTCCGCCAGTTGTGTCTTTTGCTTGTGCATAAACTACAATAGTTCCTTGCGTTGCCGCAGGTAACGTGCAAGCAGCTGCTGCTGCACCTGTGTAGTTTACAATTGATATAGTGTCTGCCGCTAGTGTTAAACTAGATGCTGTTGCTACATCTGCTTTTGATAAACCAGTTAAGTCAGGCATACCTGAACTCATTCTAGTTGTTACTGCTCCCGTAGTCGCATTTTTAGTTGCAACTTGGAAACCTTTTTCCGAACGTACCGGTCCGTTAAACGTTGTTGAAGCCATAATTATATCCTCCT